CCCGAAGGATTTATTCCACCCGGTACTTCTCCGGATCAAAAGCGTCTTTCTTCTTCCAGCCGTCAACCAGTGTATCCTGGATGTGCTTCATGGCCTTCGTGTAGAAGTCCGTCAGTTCCTCCAGTTCCCCGAACGTCCGGTACCGGGGTTCCTCATCCGTCCCGAACTTGAATGTCACCGGAAGCGTTGCGCCACCGGTCTGTATGGCAAGGTCATGGGCCGCCTTATAGTTGAACTGGTTCTCGCTCGACAGCCACACCGGCATATCTTCGTAAATAAAGCCGGAAAGTATCTCCCGGTCAATCTGTTCGTTGTACCAGCCCAGAATAACGGTTCTTATTATCTCACCGGAGGGCTTCCCTAAAAAGTTCTCCTCCATATAGTCGGCGGAACCGTCCTCTTTCTCCCGCACGTCCCAACGGACGCGCCACGTGTTCTTCACCGGGTTCACGCATTCCAGCAGCCTTACCCCGGATGTTCCTTCAACTCGTTTCATGTCATGTAAATACATATTTGGTTCGACCTTTGCCGAAGGTTTCCGTCTTGATGGTGGTCTCGAACGGGAAACCGTCGGGCATTTCCTTCACTTGCGAGAGGATGTTCTTCATCTCCTCGCTGTTGGTGAAGAACTTTTTCGGCTCGCCGTTCATCTCGATGGCCACGATACAGCGGTCTTCTCCCTGCTCGGTCTTGATGCCTGTCTCGAAGTCCTTCACCACAATCGGTAAATTTACCAGTTCCCGGATGCTTACCACTACACCGGGAAATCGCTTTTTGCCATCTTCGGGCTTATAAGCGACGTTCAAGTCTTTAAATGATCTCATGTCTTTGCCTGTTAATTTTTTAAACAACGTATGACAGTTGGCGTGCTTGGCCATCCCGTAGAACGACGCTATCAGCTCACGCCTCCTTTTTCTCGATTTTACCTCGTGCATCTTTCGGGCGAATTTCTGCTTGATGCGCTTGCGAAGGCGGACATGGTCCGCACTGAAAGTCACATATCCCAGAAAGTCAATGCCCTCGCCCAGGGGAAACACACGGTCGTTCCCCTTTACCCGGAGACCGACACGCTGAATATGCCCATGGACGGCATCACGAATCTTCCACAATTCCGCTTTCGTTTTACCCAGTACGACGCCGTCATCACAATAGCGGTAGAAATGACGCACGGCATACCTGTCCTTCAAATAATGGTCCAAAAACACAGACAAAAGCAAATTACCCAAGCCCTGCGAGCTACGCAGGCCGATACTCAACCCGTCAGGCATCAACCGGACAAAATTGTCAAGCATGGCGATGAGTTTCTTGTCCTTGAACACGCGGTTCACGCAATACATCACAAAATCCTGCTTCACACTTTCGTAAAACTTGGTGATGTCGAACTTGTAACAGTACCGCGTGCCGTCCGGATCCTCAACCATGTCGCGGCGGATATACGCCAAAAGGTCGTGCATCCCCCGTTTCTTGATACTGGCGGAGGTGGTGCGGATGAAACGCTTCCGCAAATGGCAGTCCACTACCGTCATGATGGCATGTACGGCAATACGGTCGTACATAGGGATTACCTGAATACGACGCAACTTGCCGCTCTCGAAAATCTCGCGCTCACGGTAGTCCTTCACACGGAAAGTACCGTCCGAGATACGCGCGGTCAGTTCCTTCAACACCTCGGGTTTATGCGCAAGCAGGTAGCGTCCCTGGCGGCTGCGTTTACGCCTCCTGCCGCGAAGGACCTGATTGAATGACTCCGACATGTTGGAAGGCTTCACGATCTCCTCAATTACAAAACCTGCTCTGTGCATATTTCCTTTGTTTTCCATTTTGGGGCCTTCAATCCCCCGGGCACTGCTTCTTCGAACCGTTTCCGGCCTACCGAACCCTCCCGACACTTTATTTTTCAGTTTTCCAGCCCAAAAAGGCTGCTGTTACTGAGGCTTGCTTCCCTCGGCACCACGGTGGGGACAAGTCCCCGGTGTTGTACGCCGATTAAAATTTCTTTTCGATTGTTGTTCAGACGAGAACCGATGTTCGTGTTCGTATTCGAGGAATCGTTGTTCGCATTCGACATCGAGACACCGCCATTCGGGTTCGCGTTGTTGTTGCCACGATAAACCACACGGCTTATGGGGAAGCGCCACCTTTTAATTTGAATGCAAAAGTACGATTTTTCATAAATTATTATTTAACAAACTGGTACAAAACCTGGAAACAACAAAAAATTCGACGGGCTTACGCCCGTAAAGAACGGTGTTCCCCTCATCGGGAAACACCGGACGTTTTGTCGCTTCGCTCCCGCTTTGACGCTTTACGCTGCCGCTTATGCCACCTCGCTTACCGACTTGAACGCAGCGACGCTCGACGCCTTGACGAGCCGGCCGCGGAAGGCCAGACGAGAACCGATGCTCGTGTACGAACTCCGAGGAATCGTTGTTCGCACTCGACATCGAGACACCGCCATTCGGGTACGCGTAGCTGTAGCCACGATAAACCACACGGCTGGCAGCAGTGGATATATAGTAGATATCGCAATAATGCGTCGAGGAGGAACCCGAAACGGAGCCCACCGGAATCACGTCCATATACTTTCCGTGCGCCACGGCGGTGATCCAGATACCGGAGCTCACGGAACCCTTTACCAGGCGGGTACTGCCGTCGGGCATCCAGATACGCCACTTGCCGGAGTTACCCGTGTCATTGGGAAGGTCCACACCGTCCATCATGTCATATTTATGACCGTAGATGTCCTCGTAGCCAAGGCAGCAGATGTTGTTCACCTGCGTCACCGTCGCACCGCCGTAGCTGTCCGAGTCACGGTACCAGGCGTACTGGTGAACGGAGTTTTCTATCAGGCTGTTCGTCACGTTCGGATTGATGGAACTGGCTTCCTCGTAGCCGATCGTGTCCGTCATACCGCGGCTGGCCGTGCCGCCCGTGGTGCGGTTGTTCGTATGAGAACCCGCGCCGCACTGCTCTTGGCTGTCACGCCTGCCATACTTCGCGTAGAAAAGGTTCGCGATACGCGAGTGCATCAGGGCGTCTATCTGCTGCATGCCTCTTTGGGCCGAGTAATAGTGGAAATCCGTCCAGCTCATGCTCGCCGTGGTACTGCCGCCGGTAATGCAGGCGCGCAGCTTCGTTCCCACTACCGAGCTGCCCACAACCGCACAAAGGTGCTCGTCATTGGCAACCCAGTCAGGTTCCATGTCCTCGATCTTGTCGCTGTTCGATAATACCACCTTGTCGAACTCCGCCGTGTTCAGGATCGAGAAATGCAATGCCGTGGCACCGTCGGGGACCTCGGCAATCAGATACATGCCAGCCTCGAACTTGTTGCTAAGCGTAGGCACGACAATGGAGCTGATGACCGTGCCGGAATCGTCCGTGAAGATACTCCCCACCAGGTTCGTGCCGGGAACGCTCGGGAAGCGAACTTTCTTGTAACCGGCGACGCTTACCTTGCAAACCGAATACGTGCTGTCAGTGCTGTAGCTCTCTGACAACGTGGACTTGCCGCTCATGATCTTACGCCCGGAAAGATAGCCGCCGCTCGTACCTTTAATATCGTCCAGGGTGAGGACGGTCGCCTCCGGAACTTCAGGCATGTTGTCACTGCCGTTGCTGCTGTAGCAGGAGTAATGTTTTCCGTTCAGGTAGTCATTCACGCCTTTGCTCCAGAAGAAGGGCTCGTACATCATCCAGTCACCCTCGCTGCCGTCCAATGCGGCGGCGGTGCCGTCGGCGTACTTGTTGCTGTCCGTGTCGTCCAGCGGGTAGTAGGTCATCTCACCGTCCAGGTTATTCACCGTGGTATCGACGTTCGCCATGTTCACGCTGCGCGTCGTGGGCTTCTTCGTTACTTTCGCCAGTACTCGGTGGCGTTTGGCGAGGATGGCGGCGATATGGCCGCTCGCCACGTAGGAGCCACCGTACTTGTAGCCGGTCCCGTTGTCAAGGTTGCTCACGTTCGCGTCGTCCGCCACGTCGTCGTCGAACTCGATCATCGTGTACTCGGGCTGGCGGATGTTCAGCTCCGGGAAGTGGGTGATATAGGCGGCATAGGTGTCCTCATCTAAGTATTTTGTCAGTCGTACGGTACCCACCAACGCGCAGGTGTCCGTGGAGTTGCCCTCCGCGTCCACGCCGCCCGTGTTTACAAACCTGTTCAGCCATGTGCCGTCGTCCTCCCGGTCGATGCCGGTGACGCGGAGCCTGTCGATGTTGGCGCAGCGGTTCAGTATAGTCTCCCAGTTCAGGCCGGGGCAGGTGTCGAAGATAAGCGTCCGGACATTGCTCCATGTTTCCAGGGTGAGGTTCGCCGCGGTCAGTTTGGGAAGGTACTCCAGACGCAGGGTGGTAAGCGTACCGGGAAGGTAGGCTTTCGCTACGGGCGCGCCCTTGGCGAAGGTCACGCTCTGCACCTTCGTACCTCTCGCGTCCAGTTCCTCCAGTTTCGTCTGCTCCGTCAGGTCAAGTGCCGTGCTCGTGCTGCCGCCGGTCTTCGCCTGCGCCTGGTTCCGTACGTTCAGTTTCCGGAGCTGGCGGCAGCTGCCTATTGACAGCCACCAGCCGGTGGAGCCGGTGGTGGCGGACTGCAGGTTCAGCTCGCGCAGCACGGTGCATTTGCCCAGATCCAGGGCGTTCTTCAGGTGGTCGGCCGCACCGGTCATGTCGAGTACCCTCATGCGGCTCGCGCCATACACGCGCAGCGGGTCGTTCACCGTGTACGCCCCGGTGATGGAGAGCGTGGCGGTGTCACCCTCGTCCACGATGCCGGTACCCGCGATGTTCGGGCTGTTGTTCGTGCCGTAGCCGAAGGCGTAGGGCTCACCCGCAGTAATCTTCAGGGTGTCCGCCGTGTCATCGGAGGAGCGTGAGAGGTACAGGTCGATGTTGTCACTCGTGAAGTTGCTCGTGCCGTACTTCGCGTCCAGCAGCGCGAAACGGTTCTTGATGAAGTACTCCCGGTGCGAACGGTTGCTGCCCTGCAGGGCGTAGATGAAGGGCCATACCTTGCCGTACATCTCCTGCACGGCAGGGGCGATGTATTTCAGGTAGCCGGACTTGTTGAAAGCCCTGTCCGACCAGTTGCCGCTCTGCTCGTCGTTCAGCATGGACAATACACGCTCGTTCGTCATCACGGCGCGGAAGCTGGCGGCACACCGCTTCAGGTCGTCCTGAAGGTTGGCAAGCACCAGGTTCCACAGCCACGAGTCGTGGCCCTCGAAGGCGTACTTGCTGGCCTCCGCGTCGTAAGTATCCCGGTCGGTGGTGTACGTGTACACGAGGAAGCAGTCGTTTCGCTTGCCGAGCTGCGTGTCGCCGTCGTAGTACGTGATGTACCATTTAAGCCCGTCCCACGTGCGCAGCATCATGTTCTTCGCCCGCTGGTCCACGCTAAGGAAGTAGTCGGTGAAGAGGTAGTAGGTCAGAAGGTAGTCACGGTCGAAATAGCTGTCTATCTCGTCCTTGAACTTCCCGCTCACGAAGGTGGAGAGGTCATTCGCGGTGGCACCGGAGGGGACGCACGCACGTATCCACCCGTACAGGCGTTTCAGGGCGGTCTGCCCGGCCGTGGAAAGGCCGCTCCACGTGATGTCGCCGTCGCTCTGCGCCTTGCCGGACGTGTCGATGCCGTAGTTGATCTCCGCACCGGCGTCGAAGTCGGCCTCCATCTGCGTGTCGCTCGTGGTGGCGAAAAGGCATATAGGCGAGGTGTTGTTCAGCATCTCCAGGGTGACGGGGCACGCCGGGGTGTAGCCGTCCACGCCCTCCATGCCGAACACAGCACCGCTCTTGCTCTTCTCGTTGTTGAAGTTGTACTGCCCGTAGTAGCTGTTCTCGCCGTCAGCGGTCTCCGCGCAGAAGATGTCGATCGGAAGGCCGTCGATGGCACTGCGGATATTGATGCCTGCGAGGCTGTTTCCGGCCTGCTCGTACTGGTACCGCTGCGGAGGGGTCAGAAGCCCCAGCTCCTTCATCACGTCGTTGAACAGCTTGGCCCCGCCGGTGTTCAGGGACATGGAGGAGTCGGAATAGTCGCTCTTGCAGCAGAACAGGTTCACGGGCACCGCCCCGGGGCGCATCGTGTACTTGTTCCCCGCGCTGACATGCTGACCGCTCATCGAAAGAAGCTCACTCCCCTTGGCGCAGTAGATGCGGAGGTTCTTGCTCGGGTATTTCGTCGAGCTCGTTCCCTGGATACGGATGTAGCAGCTGGTGAGGATGAAGTCGTATTCCCTTCCGAGGGGCGAGTAATAATAGATGTCGGCCAGGAAGTCGGTCTTCTTGTTGTTCTCGGCATACACGTCATCCAGCTTGTTCTGACGCACGATGCGCAGCACGCCCTTCCCCCGCGCGAGCAGCTTGTCCAGGTCGACATCGCCCGTGTCCCCGAGGATGTCGTTCTCCTCGTACAGCGCCATCATGGTGTCCGTGCCGTCGGCATCCACCATCGCGTTCTCCAGTTCCTCGTCGTCATTGAGCGCGCGGTTATAGACGCGGATGCTGCGTATCTCCACGTCGGCACCTGTGCTGTCGAGGGTGATTTCCTGCGGGGTGTCCTGCTGGAAGTTGAACGCGGAGTCATAGAGGTCCGCGCCGGTACGGTTGCCGTTGACGTAGAGCTGCATCAGCCGGTTCTCCGCCGTCGTGCCGATCATCAGGGCGACCTTCATCTCCTCACCGTCGGCGTAGTTCGTGGCAAGTTTTACCTCGCGCATCACCTGCTCGTCGTCCTCGTTGGTGTAGGTCACGGTCTGCCCCGTGCGGAAGCCCGCCTCCTGTGTGGTGACAAGAAGTCCCTTGCCGCTGTTGATGCAACTCACAACGGCGGCCGAGCGGTCGGTGACATTGCTCACCTTCATGGTAATCTCTATCGTCAGCCCGGTGGATTTCACGTCGGTGGCGAAGGGCTTGTACCCGATGGTGGCCTTCGCCCCGTTCACGAGCTTCAGCGCGCTGCCCGTCCAGCCGCTGCTGCTCCAGTCCACGTTCTCGAACGTGGTACTCACGCCGCCGGCTTCCCATACGGCCGGGTCGCTCTCCTCGTTGCTGCGACCGGCAGCGTCCAGTTTGAACAGCAGCCCGTAGCTTGCCTCGGCGATGTCCACGCCGCTTTCGGTAACGTCGATGTCCAGGGTGTAGGTGGTCGCGCCGAGCTTCAGCTGTATTGTCTGTGTCCCCTTCTCGGTGAAGCGGTTGCCGTACGTCTGCACGCTTCTCGGCACGCTGACGCTGCGAGAGAGGCTGCCGTTACGCCAGATCTCCACCGTGGCCGGAACGGTGGCCGGGTCGTAAGCCACGAAGCTGAAGGAGCACTGCTCGTACTGTCCCACCTCGATGGTCGGGACGGTGTGGCCGGTTCCGGTGAGGATGCGCCCGTCGGCGTGGGTGATCTTTGTGCCGATGAACGGCGCACTGCTGCCCCTTTTAAGGATATCCATATACACGCTCTCGCTTTTCAGCGTCAGCCCGTCGGTCTCCATCTCGGCGACCATCTGCACGGTATGCCGGCCGACCGACAGTCCGGACATGTCCAGGCTGAACGTGCCGTTGGTGGTGCCGCTACGCGTCACGGAGTGGGCTTCCTTTTGCGCCCCGTCCACGTAGAGGGTCACGGTCTTCGTCCCGGTGCCGGTCACGGCGTAGGGGATCGTGGCGGTGTCGTCAGCGCCAAGGCCGCCCTGCGCGAGGCCGCTGGCGATATTGTAGGAACTCGACAGGCTCAGGGTGACGGACTTCACGCTGACGTAGGCCTGCTTCTTCTGCGTCTTGCCGGTGGACGGGTCGGTGGCGGTGGCCACGACGTAGATGTCGCTCGTGCCCAGCAGCAGGTACTTGGTCAGGTCGAGGGTGTACGTGCCCTTGCTTGCCTCCTGTATCGTCTCGCTGTAGGTGGTGGTGGCGCCGCGCTTCACCGTGATCTGCACCGTGGCCTTCTGCCCGGTGCTCTCGCCTTTCTCGTCGCCGGCGGTGTACTGGTGGTCGTAGCTCCACGTGAGTCTCACGCTGCCGCCCTCCTTGACGGTCGCGTTGTCCACCGACGCGCCCAGGACGATCCGTGTGGTGGAGGTGTCACCGCCACCGCTTCCGCCGCCTGCCGGGAGATCGACGGCCACCACCTCCGCGCCGCTCTTGTTGGTCAGCGTCAGACGCACGCTGCTCTCGTCGTCGCTAAGCTCGGCGTCCGCGCCGAAGATGGTGTTAGCCTCCAGTTCGGACAGTTTCGCCGCCACCGCCGCGTTCTGCACGGGGTTGGTGCTGTCCGCGTTCAGGCTCCCGTCCACCTCCACCTTCTCGATGGTCAGGCTCACGTTACCCTCCGCATCGGGATTCTGTTTTTCACCGTTCACCGTCAGGCTCTTCACCGTGCCCGCGCCGCCGAAGTCCTCCCACGCGCCCGTGCTTTCCCACGCCGTCAGGCTCGTGCCCGTGAACTGCTTCGTCTCCCATTTGCCCTGCGATACCTCGTAGGTGATGCAGCGGCCCTTGTAACGGTATTTCCCGTCCACCGCCACGATGGCCGTCGCCAGGGTGTAGTAACCGCTTTGCAGCGGGACCTCCTCCGTCACGTTGTACGTGTTGCCACCGCTGCCCGTGCCACCGGGAATGTCCACCGAGGCAATCTCCGTACCAGTCTTACCAAGCAGGGTGAGTTTTACCGTATCGTTCTCCTCGTCCGGAACGGCCGTCATGCCGCCCACCAGGCTGCCTTCCACCGCGTCGGCGGCATCCTTTGCCTTTGTGGCGGCTTCATTGGCAGCAGCGGCAGCGGCCTGTGCCACGCCGGCCTTCTCGTTCGCCGCGGCCGCAGCGCTGCCAGCGGCACTCGTGGCTTCCGCGGCATTGGTTGCCGCATTGTTCGCCTTCGTGGCGGCGGCGTTGGCTGTGGCCGCGGCATCCGTGGCGGGTTTGCCCAGCAGGGTAAGCGGGGCGCTCACCAGCTCGGTACCACGCAACGCCGGGAGGCTCTTGATGTTGTCCAGCGAGGTGACCTCGGTCAGCTCGTTCACGCCCTGGCTCTCCGCCTTGATCGCGTTCAGGATGTCGTTCTTAAGTTCCGTTTTCTCCGATTCTGTAAGTGCCATAAGTTATTCCTCCTTTTTTTATTGTTGTCAGTCATTGTAATAATGGTATGAAAGCGCGCTGAAGCCAAGGATGCACCAGCCGCACTTGTTCAGGCTGTAAACGATGGCGGGCTCCTCCCAGTCCTCGCCCGTATAGAGCAGGAGGAAGCGGTTCACGGAGGTGACGTACAGCCAGTTCCTCTCCGGGTTCTCCGGGGCGGAAGAAAGCTCTCCCTTCCACGTGATGCGGAGATCATCGGAAGCGCCGCCGTAAACGGGGAACTCCACCCACGCGCCGTACCAGTAAAGGTAGTTGCGGTTCCTCTTCGTGTCGTAGTAAAGCCATCCGCTCGAGGGGGAAGCGGGGGGACCGGCCGACGCCCCACGCCACGAAATCAGGTCCGCAAGGATTCTCCCGTTCAGCTCGGGGGTACCGACCAGCTCGATGATCCCGCTGATCCAGTCGATCTTGTAGGGGTCGGAATAGGAAAGCAGCGAATCACTGCTGAGGTTCACGTTGGAACCGCGGAGCAGCGTGCCGTCGTCCACACGGACGGAGCTGTAACGGATAGAGCCCACCGTACGCGTATAGGGAGGGTGGCAGCCGTTGTAAAGGGTCACGCGCGAACCGATATAACGCACGTCGTTCGGAAGGATGATGTCCGCGCCGTTCGACGAACCGGCCATGTCCACCTTCAGGCTCAGCTCGCGGCCGATCAGGTAGCCGGACTCGCCGCGGCCCGAGCAGGAGGTCAGGACGGCGTCGCTCGACTCCACAAGGTGGAAGTTCGTACGGATATGCCCGGAGAACGTGCCCGCGTTCGCCTCGATGCTCCCGTCCTCCAGGATCTTGAAATTATCGTTGGCCGTCACGAGGCCCTCCAGCTTGACACGGTCCCCGGTCAGCTTCACCACGCTGATCCTGTTACCGTCAGCGTCTGTCTCGTCCACACTCACGCCGATAAGCGCCAGTTTCCCGTCTGCGTCCTGGGCGTAGATGCCCGCGCCCTCCGGCTTCACCACAAGGCCCGTCTCTTCCAGCATGTTCTCGTCACGGTCAAAGACGGCGGCCGTTATCTTCACCAGACGCTCCGACTGCTCGAAAAGCGTCCGGTAGCGGTGCGCGAGGCTCTCCACCTTGTCAGTGGAAAGAACCAGCATGTACAGGTAGATGTCTCCGGTAAAGGACAGCTTGAAATCACCGGTACCGTTCCAGAGGCCACTGCACGTGTACTGTACATAGCCGTCCGTGACATCCAGTTCCTCCTCCACCTCCAGGCTGTTGAAATTGGCAAAACCGGTCTTGTCAACATCCACGAACTGGACTCTCAGAGTCCCTTTGGTTGCGCAGCGGTAAAAGAAGGAAAGGTACACCGGCACGGCCTCCTTCTCCCCGTCACCGTTCACCGGCATGGAGGGGATGCTTTTCAGGTTCGCGCGTTTCTGGAGGATATACTTGTTACGGATGCGCACCACCGTCCGCCCGTCATCCACCGTCACGCTCGCCCCGTCTCCCTTCCTGGCCAGCACGTTGTTGTTCGCCCAGATCCAACGGTTACCGGCAAGGAAGAACACCGTCTCGTTCTCCGTGTTCCATTTCTCCAGGCCGTCGTCAAAGGCGGGGTTGTTCAGGTAGCCCTTCTCCGTGGCGAAGTCGTTCCGAAGGGCGGTCACCGCGCTGGTGATGCGTCCCTCCACGATCTCGAACTTGGTCTTGATATCCTCGCCGGTCACTAAGAGGAACGTGCCGCGCAGGTAGGCATTGTCGCTGTAAAGGCCGTTGCCGTGCGGCTGGTTGTCGGCCGGGAACCAGTCATCGCTGATGCTGTCCAGGTTGCCCAGGCGCGCACGCAGGCAGCCCGAAAAGTTCTTCGCCTTCACCCCGTCCATCACGTCCACGCGGGGCTGCCCGTCCTCGGTGGCGGAGATCAGGATCAGGTTCTGCCGCAAAGGGTTCTCCGTGTTGCCCATCAGCACGCACTCGTCGCCCGCCTCCGGAAGGGAAGCACCGAACTCCCCTTCAGGCACGAGGATGGAGTCACCCTCCACACCGGCCACCTCCACCCAGTAGCCTTTCAGGTTTCCGCCGGTAAAGGTCTGGCAGCGCATCAGGTCATGGGCAGCGAACGTGTTATCCTGCTCGAAAGTGATCTTCCAGTATCCGTCTTCCAGTACGGCGGTCTTTATCTTACCATTGGCGGCGCTCACACAAAGCTGGCCGCCCACGCTGCGCACCTTCTCGATAAGCAGCTCCAATACTACCATGACCTGGCGTACCGTCAGCTTGTCGATGGTCAGATGGGACAAAGCGTCCTCCATCCAGAGCCGCCACCCCTCACCGAAAAGACCGTCCACGAATTTCGGACTGCGAAGAAGCTCACGCACGACAAGGGTCAGCAGCCCGGCATTGCCCTTGTCATCAATACCCGCATTATCCTCCTGTCCGAAAGAGGCTCCCGCTTCGAAGGTGATCTTCCCCTTTGCACGGTCATTCTTTTTTTTGCTGATGTGTTCCGCCTGACTTCTCCGCGCGGAAAAAAGATTGTTGTCCGTAGGCAGTGTCTTGTCCCAGCTACGGATAATGTCAGGAAGCGCGGCACCCTCCGCCTTTGACTTCGTATAGTTTTTCAGTTCCCCGATACTGTCATTCACCCGTTCAAACGCACCACTATGCAGGGCATCGCTGATCTCGATGTCCATCTCCCCGGGTTGGTTCACCTTCCGGGTAATTTTCGTGATGCGGCTGCTGCGATAACCGGTTTCGGGGAAATACTCCTCGCTTTCAAGTCTCACACGGCGGCCTACGGACAGGGAAACACCGTTCTCCTCAATCCACACATGGTCGGTCGGGGCCTTGTAAACGGCAAGATCCTGCCAGCATTCGGTATTGAACTGTTCCACCGCCGTAAGAAACTCCTCCTCGGCAAGCGGGTAATATTCGTCCGGCATACGGATATTCCAGAGAATATAACGGTCACCGGATTTCGGGACAAGTTTGCCGCCGGGGAGTTGCGTGTCATCATCATAGGGCCATATCGTAATAATCTCGAACTCACGGGTGGCACTGTTGAAATTCACCTCGAAATAGTGGTCCTCACCCTGCCCCAGTCCGGAAAGGTCACCGTCCTGGAACGATACACGTTTGGTCTCGTCGGGCAGCTCGTAATCGTTCGGATCGAAGTTCAGGCTGTCGTCCCTGAAATAATAGACCGTGAAAGGGTTGCCGTCGTCATCTTTCACATCTTCGCTGCGCACACTGCTGACAGCCCCGATCCTGCGGGGATAAATGCCGCTGAAGGCGTCTTGCTCGTAACGGTCATAGATGCCGTACTCCTCCGTATGTATCTCGACATATTGCCTGCCCCCCGGAAGCATCAGGCGGCTATGCCCGTATTTTGACGGATCTATGTTCCGCGTGCTGCCTACCGGGAACAACCGGGTATAAAAATTGTCGGTACCCGTCGTGTCGCGTTCGATTCCGGTCAGTCCCTTCCCGTAGCCCAGCGTTATTTCCTCGCCATGCTCACACCGGCACACGTTCACGGTCTGGCCTTCCACCCACCATTCAGCCTGCCCGCCGACCGCTTCGGCTATCTCTTTCAGGGCTTCGTTGCAGTACTTCCCCTCGTAATCGATGACGATAAGGTCCGTACCGTCCACCCGCCCCACTTTCCAGTCGGTGGTGTGGTTCATTCCGTCATTGATACACTTCACGATCATGGCCACGTGTTCACGCGGAGTCGCTGTCAGCGTAAACACAGGCTCGGTGTTCCCGTCGGTGGTCTCCAGCACAAGAAAACGTCTCACCAGGCTCTCGATACCGTAAAACTTCAAATCATATACCCACTCCTGGCCGCTCTTCTGCTTCGGGGTGTACCGTTCGGTCAGCCAGTAGCGCTCACCCTCAAAGTCCACCCGGTCATTCACGTCCAGGGCGATATATTCGTAATGCGTGAAAGAGAGTGTCAGGACATTGTCACCCTGCACCTCCTTCACCTGGGTGGAGCTGTCGCCCGCCTCGATATCGGTCCGTCTGTTGCCGTTGCTGTCATAGATGGTCAGCATGTCTGTATCTTGTTTAAACGTCGTTTGAATAGGGTTTGAATCACATTTATATGACCGGGACAGGTTCCCGGAACTTCACCTTGAACTTGCCGGCGTGCACGCCTTCCTTCCAGAGATAGGTCAGAGGCTGGAACTTGCTGCAATCCGTATATTTCACACGGAGAGTCAGGGCAAGTTGGGGAAAGGAAATCTCAAGCCACCCGTCACGGCCTTTCTTCAGGAAATTGATGAACTCGAAATACTTCTTCAGCCAGCCGGCCTGCGTTTTGCCAAACAGGGCGAAATGAAGCGTCACGTCACGGGCCTCGTTCCTGGGCGTCAGCACGGAGGAATATTTCTCCCCGTCCTCCTCCCGGATATTCACAGCCGTGTCCGTTTTCGTCTTGCTCGGGGTCAGGATGGCGGTCAGGTTATCCATCCCGCCGCGCTTGTCCTCAACGAGGAACACCCCGTATGTACTCCAGATGTCGGTACCGTTGACAAGTACCAGACCGCCTAATATCTTTTCCATATCATTTGCATTTTACTCCGTCACGATTGATTTTACGAATCTCTTCCTCTATTTTGCCAAGGTGCGACGCGCTCGTGCCGGTGTTCTCCTCGATACGGGCAAGATGCCCCTCGGCGGTGTTCATCTTGTCGATGACGCTCTCCATCTTCTCATCGATGCTCGACCAGTGTTGCAACCCGCTGGTGAACATGCCGTCCAGTTTTGTACCCTGGTCCTGTGTCATGGCTGAAAAACCGCCGGTTTTGGCGCTCTGGCTCGTACCGCCCGAGTTATCGTACCCGGTGGCCGCGGCAAGATTGTCACGAAGAGCGACGGCTTCCTCGACATACTTCATGTACTCGTCCTGGAGGGCCTTACGCTCGGCTTCTGTAAGGTCATTGTCTTCCATCGCCTTGCCGAATTTCTCCCACCAGCCTTTCAGCTTGTCGGAATACAGCTCACCGATCTTGTTTGACAGCATCGCACGCATGAAATACTCGGATATGTCCTCCGCCGCGGCTGCGGCATCATACTTCATATCCATCAGGTTATCCACGAAACTGCTGTACATGCTGTCGAAGGAAATACCGGTGAGACCTTCATACAGCTGGTCGGTAAGTTCCTCCAGCTTGCCCGCCTGGTCGATATAGTCATCCAGCTTCTCGGTCAGACGACCTCCATATCCGCCCTTGCCGGTATCCTGGATCTGCGTCCACATGTCCACGTTACTGCGCAACTTCTTCATCTCCTCCGGACTTAGGTTCCAGATGTCACCGTTCCAGCTACGCCCGATCTGACCGCTCAAACGGTCAATCTGTTCCTGTGAGAAACCGCCCCAGTAATAATTCCAGCTGTGATGCGAACCGTGATAGCCGGCCTGCGACATGGCCATGTCCAGATAGTTCGAGTTCGTCTCCTGCTGGAGCCTGTAGGCATCCCGGTAGGCGGCCACGGACTTTGTACCCTTGCTCGCCTTGATCTCCTCCGTCAGGTCCTCGATAGCCGTCTGCAAGGTCTCGTTGCGCTCGGTCAGCCGGTCGATGGTTTCCTGTACCTCTTTGGCATTGCTTGAAGTCGTCCAGGAGGAAAATCCGCCCCAGGTCAATGCGTCGAATATCTTGCCCACACCGGAAAGCAGCGATTTTCCGATAGTCACAAAAAGATCACCGGAAAGCACATCGTCAAGAATACCGCTCACGGCATTGAACACCGCGTCGAGCAGGCCACCGATGACCACACTCAAACCATCCTTGAAAAGGTCTATAATACTTACAATCCAGCCGACAACAGGCACATCCTCAAGTGTTTCGGAAACCTTTCCGAAAGCCTCGCCCAGTTTGCCGTCCACTTCCTTGGCACCTTTGCCGAGTGTGATCAGGCCATTATACGCCCCGCTGATACTGCCGGAGGCAATCTGCTGCAATCCGTCCCTCACATTCTCCATACTGGCCTTCAGACCGGAGGCAGTATTCGAGAGGGACTGCCGGGCACTGTCAGCCGTTTCCTGCAAGGCGTTTATATTCTCACTCGCGGCATCGGCATTAGCCTGCGCCGTTTCCAGGGCTTGCCGGGCGGACTCCTTCTCCTGTTCGGTTCCGGACTGTTGCGCCTCAATGTATGATTTCTGGGCGGCAATGAGTGCCGTATAGGTGTCCGCATACACCGCCTGTGCCTCCTTCAGGTCTGAAAGGGCTTTCTGGTAGGCAGTAACCTCGGCACCCAGTTTCTTGAAACTGACCTTGCCGGAACCGCCCAAAGCCCTCTCCATCTGCTGGACGGCAGAGACAAGCGCGTCCTGGCTGGCATGGTCGGCATTTCGGAACTCGTCAGTGAGCATGTATTTTCTGGCATCCGCCAATACAGGCTTTATCATATCGGAAAACATCCCGCCGAATTCACCGAAGACAGTACCCCAGTCAATACGGGCTTTCAGTTCCTGCACTTCGATGCCGGCAAGTTTGCTGTCACGTTCAACACCGAGAGAGAGCTTCTCGCTGCTGGATGTCGTCTTTTGTATCTTTTCCGCATATTCGGTCGCGATGGCGAGTTTCTGCTGCTGGAAGGTGCCGTAGGCCTGCAAATATTCCTGCATCACTCCGAACTCTTCCCGATAAGCTTCCGCTATTTTTTTCTGTCGGCCGGACTCGTTCAGCTCACGGGCCTTGTCTATTTCGGACTGCTGATCTTCCGACAGCGAACCGGACTGCCCCGCTTTCGCGTTGTCACGTTTCCAACCGGCTTCCTGCCTGGCTATTTCATCCTTGCGTGCCTGGTATTCATTGTCTATCTGGCGCAGCTTCTTCTCCAGCCCCTCGGTCATCATCTCAATCTCCGCCTCGTCATTCTTCCTTTGCAGCCCGGCGAGTTCCTGGCCCAGCTTTTCAGAAACCTGTTTGCGGCGTTGGGCTTCTTTCTCCGCCTTGTCCGCCTTCTTCCGTTCGGCCTCGGAATCCTTATCCTCACCGGGCTTGACCTTGTCGTACTCCTTTTTGGCAGTATCGACGGCATCCTTCAGTTCTTTCGCCTTCTTCTCAAACTCCTCACGGGAAAGGCTGTTGGACGTTTCCTGAAGAAAGGCGTTATAAGCCTTGAGCGCATCCTGGTATTTCTCTTTTGCCGCAGCCACCCAGTCAGTGCTTGAATCCGTGGGCAGGTTACGCCGGTTTTGTTCCGAAACCAGTTTGTTCAGCTGATACTTCAGTTCGTCACGGGAATAAGTTCCGGTAAGATTTTCGTCACCCTGCGTAATCTTTCCGTATTCCTTCTCCTGGACAGACATCCGGGCAAGCAGGGTTCTACGCTGCTTTATCTGCTGTGCAAGGGTCTCGTTACTCACACCGGTCAGGTTTTCGAAATAGGCATTTACCTCGTCCTTGCGGATTTGTCCGTTCAGGCTCTTGCGTTTTCCGTACAGATTCTGAAGCTCTGCCTCCTCATCCCTTGAACGTGCGGATTTCCGGACATATCGGGCTCTTTGCCGCCCGTAGCTGTCCTGGTAATATTCGGTTGCCAACCGGGTCTTGCCTTCAAGTTCTTTTATCCTGTCATCCACACGTTTCAATTCATTGGCGGGATTGGATATGGACTCACCGGCTTCCAATCGGGCTATCTCTTCCTTGATTTTCTTGATATTCTTCAGTTTCTCATACTCGGTGTCGTATTTGGAGAATATATCCGGATATTTCTGTTCCAGCTTGTTTAGCGCCTCACGCCGGGCATCCGTGGACACGGCTTCATCCCCGGCAATGGAACACAGTTCCTCTATTTTGCGCCTGTGCTCTTCCTCGGCCTCTATGGTTTTCTGCTTCTGCTGCTGATACCTTTCCTCGGATTCCTGCAAACGTTCGGTTTCCGTCTTCATGGAGATCAGTGCCACGGCAACACCGGCAAGCAGGGTCGCAACCAGCACATAGGGATTGGAAAGCATGGTCCGGTTGAGCATTTTCTGCGCTTTCTCAACCAGCAGGAGCCAGTTGTAATGCAACGCCTCCGCAGCCACCGCCCAGCCTTTCACGGCCGTGACTGTCATGACGGCAGTCCGGTACACACCATACGTGCCGACAAGCCCGAGCAGGATACGACCGAAACGTTCGTAATGCTCCACCATGTAGGAAACACCGGAAAGCGTGGTGTTGATGACACCTTCCGACTGCTGCCCGATTTCATTGAACATCATTGAAACGGCATCCTCTATATTGGAGATCTGTCCGGTTATCGTTTTGGATTGTGCCTCCATCAGACCACCGAATTTTCCGCCCTCGTCCGTCAGGCTCTCTATGACCTTCTGCACTTCGGGAAAACCGACCTTGCCTTCCTCCACAAGCTCCTTCACCTTGCTTTCAGCCACGCCGAACTGCTTGGCCAGTTCGGCGATCATAGGGATGCCCCGGCCGGTGAACTGGTTCAGGTCCTGTGTATAAAGCCGTCCCTGGGACATGGTGGTGCCGTAAAGATAGACCAGATCGTTCAAAGGGATGGAAAGTCCGGCAGCGATGTCACCCAAGCGGATCAGCGTCTCGTTCACTTTCTCCGCTCCAAACCCGTAGGCAAGAAGCTGCTTGGCACCCTGTGCGACATCCTCCAGGCCGAAAGGAGTGGTCGCGGCCGTATGTACCAACTGCTGCATCAGGGTGTCGGCCTTCTCCGCACTGCCGAGCATGGTCTGAAACGACACCTCCAGCTGCTGGAACTCGCCGCGTACCTTGGTGATGTTCGACACCAGCTCCTTGATAGTAAAGGCGGCCGCCAGCTTGCCGACAGTGTTGTTCAACAGGGAACCGCTCCTGTCAAGTTCCCGGATCTGTCTGTTGGCGGACGATGCCTGCTGGGACATCCGCTCGATCTTGCCCACGGCCTTGTCAAGACGGGCGCTCAAATGGTCCACCATAAGGAATTCTATTTGTACCGGTTTCATCTATTTTAGCTTGCTTTGAAAAAATCCTACTATTCCATCCGCTTCATCCTCGGCGCTCCGCTCATCCGCAGGACCGGAAGATCCGGACTTGTCACGGACATACCGGGGAGCGTCACTAAGCATCATGATCAGGGTCTGGTAATTCACCTTGTTCAGTATATAGTCCACGCTCCAGCCGGTAGCACTGGCAATCTGCCACACAAAACCGAAAGGGCTATGGGAGCCTTCATAACGGCTCTTTAACTCCCCTTCTTTCTTTGGCTCAGTCTCAAGCTCATCGGATTCGTCCGCTCGGCTGATCTGATAATAGGTATAAAAGGGTCGGTACCCATCAGGCTGACAAAACGCTTGATCGCACCCACCAGATAACGCTGTTCCATGAAGTTCCTTATGAGCCATGCCACCGGGCGCAAAAGCACGCGGCGGCTGAAAGGGCCACGACAAAGGGTATAGGCCACCATACGGCTCACCGCCTTGCCGTGAGAGGCCAGAAACTGCATTTCCTCCTCCTTGCTGAACCCCCACATCTCCTCACTGGTGATCCCCATCGACAAATATGTCCGGGCAAAAAGAATCTGACCGGACATATAAGGCCGCCTCATGGTCACGCGCAGCTCCAGCGGGGATTTCCTGAAAGGGATATGAAACGCTTTCAGCGGGACGCTCACACCGATATCCAGCAGCGCGTCCGCACCCTCACGCTGGATCTGCTTGATGACAGCTTCGTCCATACGCTACTCCTCGGCCGGGTTAGTGGAAGCAGCAGCGGCAGATTCAGCAGGAGGCAGTTTATACTGTTTCCACTCTTCCGGGATAGAATCCGTATTGAATACGCCATAGGGCTGGGAGCCGTCTTCCGGCATGGCCACTTCCAGCGTGCATTCGATTTTCGCCGTTTCTGTCAGGGTCAGCTTGCCGCCGAGATTGGAAAGTAGCGTGCCATTGGGAATCAGGATGCTCTGCCCCGAAACAAGGGCTATTTCCCACGGACCGGTCAGCAACACGGCTGCCGTCGGGGCCGTCCAACCAATCGGGGTTTTCTTTTCCGAGTCCTCTTCCTTGTAGTGCATGGTACCACCCAGCAAGCTATGCAGGTTTTCGTAGTTCAGCTGGATAACGTTGAACGTGGGGGCGATGCTGCCATTCGACTGGGGAATGATAAGCACCGGGGTTCCCGGCACCTGCTCCGCCTCGATTTTGGCGGATTCGGGTTTCTGCCCGCCCATGTCAAACGAATTCTTCTCTATGTAACCCACCACAAAGTCCTTGTATTTCACGGCACCGACGCCGTACATGAAATTCTTATTCATTGTTTCTTGATTTTGAAAGTTAATACTATGCCGGCAACACATCCGGTTATAAAAGCGGCCAGCGCTATTTTAACGGGACTAAAGCGACGTTCAAATTCCGTTTCAACTGTGAATGAGTCCTCATGTGTCTCATTACGGATACGGGTCAGTTCCTCCTCATAACACAGTACCAGCCGCTGGAGGCTGTCGCAGGATGCCTCCGCTATGATATTGCCGGCCGCATCGCTCTTCACCGTCAGGCCCGCCTGCCCGTTCCTGGAATGGTAGGACGAACCGGAGGGAAGTTTACGGAGGCTGTCCGGAGGGATCGTCAGGCTCACCGCCGATTTCGGAATCCCCGCCATCAACACCCCCCGCCTCACGTTTGACACGTTGTCGGCGCTTGACGACAGGCTGCTGTTCCGGTTCACCTCCGTCCTGCTCTTTCGAGTACTCGCGCATCCCGTAAAGAACAGGACAATCATCATGATGCCTGCAACTGTTGGCAGTATCAATGGCTTTCCGGAGGCGTGCCATTTCACGCCGGGTCGCCTGCAAAGCTTTCCTGTTTTCATTCAGTTCCTCTTTTAAGGGTTCTACAATATTCTCGATCAGGATACGGGTGGCATGTTCGGTATTGTCAATCCGTACCGTCTCGGCTTCGGCGGTAGCCTTCTCCGCTTTCGCCCTCGCTTCCCTGACCGTTGATTTCAGGGTGATGATGGCTATTATCGTGGCTACCAGACCACCGCCCAGCACCAGATTCATGACAGCACTGAAGTCCATACGCACACTGGTCTTTCAGGTCAAAGCCTATTTACCGGCATCCTTACCCGCAAACAGTCCGATGAGCCACTGGACAAAGCCCGTATCGGCAACACCATTGGACACAAGGGACGCACCGAACCCATAACACAACGCGATATACCACGTGGCATCAGCGACAAAGCCCGCATCCAGCCACCATAAAAGCATGGCGGCCACAATGCCCACACACCAGCTGACAATCTGTGTCGCCAAGCCCTGCATTTTTGGAAACAGAGCCTTGATCCCTTCCGTGAGCAACACCACGCCACCGACAAAACCGGCAAAGGTGGTGATCATCGCGCTATAATCGACTTCCGGTACTGTACCGGTCTGGGCAAAAGTTGCTGACACGAATCCGAGTATCAGCACAAAGAATAAAAGAAATCTTTTCATGTTGTTGTTGATTTATTGAGTTATACCTATTTGTTTAAGCCATCTCTGTACATCAAAACTAGGGCAGGCTTTGGCCGCCAGTTCATTGTGACCGACGATTCTCACATCGGGAAAACGACGATGGAAATCCTTCACGTACTTCTCAAGCGCCTTTTTCTGCCAGGAGGTACGGGTGTCCGCAGGCGTTTTACCATCCTTTGCACACCCGCCGGCATAGACGATATGGCGGCTCACGGAATTGTAACCGGCCACGCCGTTGGTCACTTCCCACGGGTCCACATTCGCGTCCTCGTTATTGTTCACCAGGCGTTCCACTCCGCCGTTCAGATGGAACAGGTCGGTATATCCGACCTGCTTCCAGCCGCGGCCGCCCTTTGAGACGGGGTTCGTATGCCAGGCGCGAATCTCCGCACCGCTTACCTCACGCCCTTCAGGAGTGGCCGTGCAATGGATGACAAGATACTTCAGCTTTCCCATCACTCACCGCCTTCCTCTTCATCAACGGCCGCCTGGGACAGTGCTATCTCCACCTTCTTCTCCGGATCGGCGTCCAGGCCCAGTACAAGTGTGCCGGATACCGCCTTGCCGCTACTGTTCACACCGGCGGTGACCGTCAGAGAGCCATCGGTACCGACTGCCGTGAAACCGGCAGGAATGGAAACCACGCTGTAATCACCGGAGGCAGTGACCTTCACCTCCTTGCTCTCACCGGCGGCCTTGAAAGAAAGAGCGGCCGGATCGGCAGAAATGCTGCGTTCCACTACCTTGAACACCGGAGTCTCACGGGTGTCAAGCACCACGAACTCCTCGCCGAAGGCGATTTCCGTGTCGGCCTTCATAAGCAGCTTGAAGAAGTACAGCTCGCTGGAGTTCATCCACTTGTCAATCTGGATCACCTCCTCATCGTCCTGGAGGTTCACACCGGCAAAAAGGTTGCCGTCAGCGCTCATCGAGCAGAGCGTGGCTACGATAAGGCCATCAGGCCAGGAATTCAGCGTCTCGATGGTGATACCCTTGTAACGCTTCTTGTTGATGTCCGTCTCGCTCGTGTTCTTGTACTCGCGTTCGGTCAGCTCGTCATCGTACTTGTCGAAGTCGTCAATACTCATCAGGATACGCAGGTTCGGATTCTCACGCAGGGCTTTTGGAATAGCCTTGCGGACAGCCTTCAACTTGCCGATCATGGAAGTATCGGAAGGAGCCGGAACCACGATCACATCCGGATCTTTAGCCGCCTGGGTCAGGATACCGTTGAAAAGGTGGTCGTCGTCCGAACCGAACTCGCCGTTCAGGTAATGCCAGCCCAGCTCGAACTTCACACTCTTGCTAAGTTCATCCAGAAGCGTGTTCTGCGCTTCGGGGGGAAGTTCGGCAAACACGAGGTTGCCCTTCGGCTGCCACTTGCGCCAAACATGCTCGAAGGCACGGGGATTGAAAGTCGTGAACGCCATGAAGTCCTCCGGATCCAGTGATTTCTCCGAGTAATTGAAATTGCCTTTCGAGTCTTCCAAAGTCGGGTTCTCCTTACGCTTCTGGAGCATCTTGCCGGTCTTGATACGCGGCAAGCTGATTTTTTTCTCCACACCGGGGATCACCATGATCAGACCTTTTTCTACAAGGTCATTCCCGGTGGTGGCCAGGACCAGTATTTTCTCCAGTACCTCGCCGTTGTAATTCGTGTTTCTTACTACTATTGCCATGGCAAATATTTTTATTTATGGTTCAACTTGTCCTTAATCTCGCTCATGCGCTTGTTCCAGGGGCTTTCACCCGTCGGATTCACACGAAGGTCGGTCATGACACTACGTTTGGGGAAAAGCTTCTCCAATGCCTTTTCCCCGTTCTCCCGGTCTTTTGCCAGAAGGTTCTCATAGATGGGGCGGGTGGCGGCATCGATACGGCCGTCCTGTTCCGCATCATCAAGCAGTTTCTTACGCGCGGCAGCGTCATCCGCATCCGCCTTGTCCTGGAACACCTTCAGTTCGCCCTTCAGGCGGGTGACCTCGGCATCAAGGGCCGGGACTTTGCCAGCCTCCGTTTCCAGCAGTCCGATTTCACGCAGGAAATCGTCATCCGTCGCACAGTTCTTGAACCGCGGACGTCTCTTGAGTTCGTCTAAATTCATGCTATTCTCGTTTTGTGGCTTGTGCAGCCGGTTATTGAATATTTGAAATACCTGTTCGGGGGTACTGTCCTCCGGTACCGGGTCAGCGTCATAAATACCGTCGATAAGCCCCAGCGCCAGCGCCTCGTCGGCACGCAGCCAGTGATCCTTGCCGTCAAAATACATCGCGCGGATTTCCTCCTTGTCCTTGCCCATACGGGTGGCATACATCTCGCAAAGGGTATCCTCAAGCGCCTCGATCTCACGGATGCAGTCCTTCATCTCATCCTTGTTGCCGTAACAGCCGCCCTGGACACTGTGAAGCATCAGACGGGCATAACGGCTCATCTGCACGGGCTTGCCGCAAAGGGCGATGACGGAGGCCATGCTGGCGGCGATGCCGTCCACGTAGATGGTAATGTCGGCCTTGCTGTTCTTCAAGGCATTGAAAATGGCGATGCCCGAATAAACCTCGCCGCCGTTGCTGTTGATACGCACGTCCACCTTCCCGGTCAGGGCTTCCGCTTCCAGAAGTTCACGGGCAATATCACCGCTGCGCACACCATCGCCATACTCACCGATGTCACCGTAAAGAAGGATGCAACAGGCATCGGTTCCGGGTATCATATTGAAAAATCTACTCATGTCACTATCGTTTTGGCAGGTCCTTCCCTGCAAAGTTTACGGTGCGAAATTAGGGGGATTAAAAGCCTTTTTCAAACCGCGTTTTCATCATGGAGACTTTAAAGGATTGCCATGACGCTTTAAAATGTCATCATGCGGAGCGCGTTTTTTTTCGCTCCTTTTCCTTATCAATTTTGCACGTAAAAAAGGAGGTAATATGGCCGAACTTACAAACGAGCAGAAAAAGGCATGGGCGAAAACGCTCTACACCCGCGAAACGCTCACGCAGGCGGAAATAGCCGAGCGTGTGGGGGTTTCACGGGTGACTGTGAACAACTGGATAGGCAAAGGAAACTGGGAGCAGCTGAAGGCTTCCATAACCATCACACGGGAGGAGCAGCTGAAGAACCTGTACCGGCAGCTGGCGGAACTCAACAACGCCATCATGGGAAAGCCGGAAGGGGAACGGTTCCCGAACGCCGCGGAAGCGGACACCATTTCCAAACTGTCGAACGCCATCAAGAAACTGGAAACAGAAGTGGGGCTGGCGGACATCATCTCCGTGTTCTCCGACCTGCTCAAATGGGTGCGGACCTACGATTCCACGCAGGCGAAGGAGATCACCCCGCTTCTGGACGCGTTTGTCAAATCAAAATTATCCTGACATGGCAAAGAAAAGACTCACACCCCAGGACAGGATCGCACTGGACAACTGGAACGAGCTGGTGGCATCCGTGCGCGAACATTCGGACATCAACCCCACGGACACGGAAACGGAAATCAGGCAGAGGCGGGAAAGACTGGAGAAGAACGACGAGGAGTGGTTCAAATACTACTTCGCCATGTATTGCACCTGCGAGTCCGCCGCCTTCCACAAAAAAGCCACCGGGCGGCTGATGAGGAACAACCGCTGGTACGAGGTAAGGGCCTGGTCACGCGAGCTGGCGAAATCCGCACGCTCCATGATGGAGATATCCAAACTGGCACTGACAAAAAAGATACGCAACGTGCTGCTGATCTCCAACTCGGCAGACAATGCGGAAAGGCTACTGCTGCCGTTCATGGCGAACTTCGAGGAGAACCAGCGGATCATACAGGACTACGGACAGCAGAAAAAACCGGGAGCGTGGGAAACCGGGGAGTTCACCTGCATGTCCGGATGCTCCTTCCGCGCCATCGGAGCCGGGCAGTCACCGCGCGGTACGCGTAACAAGAACTTCCGGCCGGACTTCATTCTGGTGGACGATATAGACACCGACGAGGAGTGCCGGAATCCGGAACGGATCAAAACCAAATGGAAATGGCTGGAGGAGGCGCTGATACCGACCATGTCCGTATCGGGAAACTACCGCATCCTGTTCAACGGAAACATCATCGCGCTGGACTGCTGCATCAAAAGGGCCATCGAAAAGGCCACCGAACTGAAAGCGAAAGGAATCGGGCACGTGGATATCATCAACATCCGGGGAAAGGACGGACTGTCCGTATGGCCCGAAAAGAACTCCGAGGAGGATATCGACCTCTTCCTTTCACTGGTGAGCGCGGCGGCGGCACAGAAAGAGTTCTTCAACAACCCGGTGGTGGACGGCGGCGTGTTCGCGGAAATCACCTACGGGAAAGTGCCGGCACTCTCCAGGTTCAAGTTCCTGGTGATATACGGGGACCCCGCACCGGGAGAGAACAAGACGAAAAAAAGTTCCACCAAAACGGTGTGCCTGCTCGGGAAACTCGCGGGAAGGCTTTATCTGATAAAAACGTTCCTGGACAGGGGGCTGAACGCGGAATTTGTAGAGTGGTACATCAAGCTGCTGGAGTTCGTGGGCGGAAAAACCACCGTGTACTGTTACATGGAGAACAACAAATTACAGGATCCTTTTTTCCAGCAGGTATTCCAGCCCATCGTGCGGCGGATACGCAGGGAAAGGAAAATATCACTGTACATCACCGGAGACGAGGAGAAGAAAACCGACAAGGCCACACGTATCGAGGCGAACCTGGAACCGCTCAACCGGGAGGGGAACCTGATACTCAACGAGGCCGAAAAGGACAACCCGCACATGAAACGGATGGCGGAACAGTTCAAGCTGTTCAACCTGCAACTGACCTATCCGGCAGACGGACCCGACTGCGTGGAGGGGGGAAACAGAATTATAGACCACAAGGCCAGACAGTCGGAACAGCCCGTCATTGTCACAAGGAAAAGCACGCGGTCACAAAACAAGTACAGAGTGTAAACTTCAATACCTATCATTATGAGCAAATTTATCGAACTTTCAGACTACGACGCGAGCATACACCGCGAGATTCTGGACGCACTGACAAGGGAGGACGACGCCGTCGTGGAGATATGCGAGGACCGCGCCGTCGCCGAGATGCGCTGCTACCTTTCCAGACGTTACGACTGTGACAAAATATTCACGGCAACCGGTGACAAACGCAACCAGCTTGTCCTGATGATGGCCATCGACATAGCCGTGTACCACATTTTCTGCATACATAACCCGAGGAACCTGTCACCGCTGCGGAAGGAACGCCACGAAAGGGCGGTCGAATGGCTGAAAGCCGTGGCGGCCGAGGAGATATCGGTGGACGGCCTGCCCCTGCTGTCCGAAGAGACGAGGGCGGCAAAATCCAATTTCCTTATCAAAAGCAACCGTAAACGTGTAAACCATTGGTAATATGAGCAAAAGAAAGAAAGGGGCCGGAAAGATAACCCAAAGCGGGAACCTGCCGAGGCCCGGGCAGAAAGGACCCGCAACCATCATACTGACACAGCCCAGAAGGTTCGGTATAGACATAGCGGACTACATGCTCGCGGTAAGGGCTTTCGAGAATGTGGACTACTCCAGACGCTTCAGGCTGTACGACCTGTTCAGCGACATACTCATGGATACGCACCTGACAAGTGTCATAGAGAAACGGAAGAATGCCGCACTGGCATCTTCCATAGAATTCCGCAGGAACGGGAAGCCGGACGAGAAGGTGAACAAGCAGATCAGGTCCCCATGGTTCCGAAAGTTCATAGGGGACATCCTGGACGCCAAATTCTGGGGGTTCTCACTCGTGCAGTTCTACCGCAAGGGGGAATGGGTGAACTACGACCTGATACCGCGCAAACACGTCGATCCCGTGCGCAGGCTCATACTGCGGCACCAGACGGACACCACCGGGACGTCCTGGGACGAGTACCCCGACCTGTTGTTCATCGGTTCACCCGACGATCCCGGGCTGCTGGTGAAAGCAGCCATCTGGGTGATATACAAACGTAACGACGTGGCGGACTGGGCACAGTTCGCGGAAGTGTTCGGAGCGCCCATCAGGGAGTACACGTATCCCACGGATGACGACGAGGCACGGCAGAAGGCGCTGGACGACGCGGACAGCACCGGAAGCCTGTCGGTTTTCGTGCACGCGGAGGATACGGTGCTCAAGCTCGTGGAAGCCGCGAACAAGACAGGGAGCGCGGACCTCTACGACAAACTCTGCGAGCGCTGCAACAACGAAATCTCAAAGCTGTTCCTCGGAAACACGCTCACCACCGAAGCCTCCGACAAGGGCACACAGGCACTGGGAACCGTACACAAGGACGTGGAGGAGAAAGTGACGCTCTCCGACAGGCAGGACATCCTCGACGTGCTCAACTATGACATGGCCGACATATTCGCAATGCTCGGAATAGACACCACAGGCGGGGAGTTCTGCTATCCGGAAAAGAAGCTTATCGAACCGGAGAAAAAGATGTCCATCCTCACACAGCTGCGCACGAACTTCAACCTGCCGGTAGGTGACGACTACCTCTACGAGGAATTCGGGATCGAGAAACCGGCAAACTATGACGAGCTGAAGAAACGTCAGGAGGAGAAAGCGGCGGAAATCGAGGCGGCGAAGGCCCGAGAGACCGAAAAGGCGGAAGAGGATGAACCGGATCCAGAAGAAGAACCGGAACTGGAAAAGCACGGTAAAGGAACACCCAAAGAAAAGAAAAATGCCCTTAAAAACGCATACAACTGGCTGAAACGTTTTTTCGGGAAAGCCCCGGGGAGAGACGGGGCAGCTTTAGAATGGTGATAAACGACCTCTACAGAATGGAGGACAAACAGGTGGAAACTTTATTCTCGTTCGATGAAGAGGTACTGAAGAAAGCCCTGAAGAACATATACAGCAAAGATTTCCATCCCATGACCGACATCGAGGAGAACCTGTTCGAGGCCACGTGGAAAACGATGAACAAAGCCACCGACAAGGGGTTTGGGACACGGAAAACCGATGATCCGGATTATGACTTCTACCGTGAAATCCGAATGAACAACGCCGTGTTCGCAGCTTTCAAGGTACACAGGGCACAGAACGACATGGCAGCGCTGCTGCTGGACAAAAACGGAAGTTTAAAGCCGTTTGAACAGTGGGTGAAGGAAGCCATGCCCATAGCCGACCACCAGATGATCCATTGGCTGCGTACAGAATACGACACGGCCGTCATACGGGCACACCAGGCCGCGGACTGGAGACAGTTCGAAAGGGAAAAGGACATATTGCCGAATCTCAAATGGATGCCGTCCACATCCATACATCCGGGAGCGGACCACAGAATATTCTGGGGAACCATACGCCCCGTCGATGATCCGTTCTGGAACGAGCACAGACCGGGGGACCGGTGGAACTGCAAGTGTACGCTCTCATCAACGGATGAAGCGCCGACAGCAGTACCGGACGAAAACGGGCAGAACAAGGCACATGACGGTCTGGAAAACAATCCGGGAAAAGACGGCAAACTGTTTTCAGACAAACACCCCTACGTTACTGAAGCGCATCCGGGAGCAAGAAAAGCCGTGGACGCACTGACCAGGCGCATCAACGAAATGATAGCCGAAATGCCGGACAACCTGACGCTGGAGGAAAAAACCGACATCGCCTGCAACAATCTCAAGATAGAAAAGGCACTCGGCGTTACCAAAGGCAAGCCGATGACATACGAACAGGCGAACAAGGGAAAGGAGAACCCGAAATTCGGAAAAGAAGAAGGATACCGCGTGAATTGCCAGACCTGCACCGTGACACACATGCTCAGAAGGTTGGGGTTTGACATCGAGGCAAAACCCAACATCAGACAAAGCGCATACAATGAAATGGCAAAACAAGGTATCACATGGGAAGAACGTTTCCTGAACCGGGACGGAACAAAGCCGGATTATGACTATACCTATAAATGGCAGGTCAGAAAGGGATATCAAGTAATGAATGCAAACCGGCTGAAGGAATACTTCAGGGAAAAATTCAGAGAGGATGGAATATACGAGATATATTGTGCCTGGAAAGGCGGCTCCGCACACGTGTTCTGCGCGGAGGTGACTGAAGGAAAGACAAGGTTCTTTGACCCGCAAACCGGAAAGGATGATGCAAGCAATTACATACAGAGCATGAAAGCGGGCCGTGTGGGAGTGATAAGAATAGACAACAAACTGGTAAATCCCAAAATCATGGGACTATTCATCACCAAATAAACGGGAAGAAAGTGCCAGCCCCTCCTCACCGTCCACCAGACGGCAGGACTGGCCGTCGAACAGAATAAAGGCGGGAAGACCGACAGGCAACTCAAAACCAGCCCCGTCAACACAGCCCACGGAATAGATGCTTCCTTCAGGGGAACTGGCTGATAAGACAACGGAGTTGTAACCGCTACTGTTTGCTAATTCCGACACTTGTTTAGGTATTTCCATAACGCAAAAAGGCACATAAAAAACGCCTTGCTGCAAAAGTATAAAATTATTTTTTAATTCAGTCATTCATGGACATAAAAGAATATTCAAAACTGATAAAAGCCAAACAGAAAGAACTGGATGGGCTAATGAAACGGAAGATGCCGGTTATCGCCGGACGAATGGCAAAAGACCATTTCCAGGACAACTTCCGGCAGGGAGGATTCGTAAACGGGGGATTACACCCGTGGCCGAAAGCGAAAAGGCTGTCCTCGGGACGGACCGATGCGGCAGGGAACTACGGGACGCTGCTCTCCGGAAGGAACCATCTCTTCAGCTCCGTCAAATACATGCCGGGAGAATACCGGGTGAGGGTGGCAAACGAACTCGTCTATGCGCCGGTCAATAACTGGGGAGGAGAAGTGCATCCGACCGTTACGCCCCAAATGCGGCGTTTTGCATGGGCGAAGTATTACCAGGCTTCAGGCAAGGCTAAAAAAGCCGCCACGGGCAAAAGAAAAGGCAAAAAGAAGGGTTCTGCCGTAAACAATAAACCGCAGGAAAATCAGGAAGCGCTGAAATGGAAAAGGCTGGCGCTCACCAAAAAGAAAAAGCTCCGGATAAAAATACCGCAACGCCAGTTTATCGGGGAAAGCCGGGAACTGTCCGAAAAGATAGACCGGAAAATGGAGAATGAAATCAGAAATATTTTAAACTTATAACAACATGGAAGAAATTTTTATCGCAATCATGGAACGCATCGCCGAAAAGATACCTGAACTGTCATACATTGACGAGGACTACGGACAGCTTGAAGCCGGGGCGGAGGAGGACCACTACCCGGTAACCTTCCCCTGCGTGCTCATCGGGAACGCCGAATCGGACTGGAATGACCTCGGTTACGGGGTACAGAAAAGCGAGTCACTCATCACCATACGACTGGCCATTGACTGCTACGATGACACCCACTACACCTCCGGAACCTATGACAAGGTAAGGGAACGCCAGCTCAAGGCCAAAGAGCTGTACAAGGCCTTGCAGGAGTTCCAGTGCACGGAAGAGACCACCCCGCTGGTCAGGGTAAAGAGCCGGGACTATTCGCTGCCGGGAAACATCAAGGTGTACGAGACGGTTTATTCCTTCACGCTGCATGACGAGTCGGCCATGCAGTAAGGGGAAGGTTCATTCCCCCGTGAACAGGGAAAGCTGGACGGCTGTCAGGCGGGGTTTCTTAACCTTTGGGACGGGCTTCACCTCCAGGTCCTTCAACTCACGGCACTTGCGACGGATGATCGACATGATCCGCTCCTCGGAAATAAAAAATTCCTGCCGGGACAACACTTTCAGGGCGTCGTCAAAGCGCAGACGCTGCACCTCCGTCCAGTAATAGTAACGGCGGCACAGGGCTTCATCACGGAGTTCTATCAGGTTCTTGTCTCGTCCTTTGGTCATAAGTCCAGGTATATGCTGCAAAATTAGGCATTTAACCGGGGATGTTAATAAAAAAAACGCCGCATCGTGTATGAATGCGGCGTTTTTCTGTTTAGAGTGTGAACAAAATCACATGGTCATCAGTTCTGTGTCATCTTCACCCGGGACAAACGGCTCGACGCGGGTGATCACCTTGCTCTGCACCTTCACCCGTCCGCTGCCATTACAGACCGGACATTTTGCGGATAAAGGAGCTCCTCCCTGGTCCAGGTAAAAGATACGTCCCTTGCCTTCACAACGCTTGCAGGCCATGACGTGCGGCGCGATGTTCTTCGTCTTTTCCATAACTACAACCGGCAGAATGAAGGCTCGATACGGCGCCAGACACCGTTCTCGTCACGTTTATGAAAATAGTAGTTCACCGCGGTCTTGTACACCACGTTGCTCTCACGGAAGAGGTCCATGATCTCCGTGTATTCACTGTCGAAACGGTCCTCCAGCTCATACAGCTTGCTCACCGACTTGTAGTCCAGATCACCCTGGCGGTTACGCTCGATCATGGTCATACCGAGCTGGTACATCGGATCATCGGTACCGAGTTCCCGGCTCATGGCGTAACGCTTCAGGTAATCCACCAGACGCTCGGCGGCGAGGTTGGCACGCTCGTCGAAACTCTTCACCTTGTTACTCCTCACTTCCAGCTTCATGTCACCGTCCACGATGGTGAAACTCGCCTGGTTATCCTTGCGAAGTTGCCCATAGTCACGCATCAGGTCACGGAAAGAGGCGGCTTCCTTCTCTACCCAGTCACGGAAGGCCTTCACGTCATCCACAACTGGAAACAGCCTGTTCTTCACTTCAAGCATGAACTGCGCACGAAGCCCTTCGTAGGCATCGCGACGATTGCGCTTGTTTTCCTTCTCTTCCTGCTGGAGCTGTTTCAAAAGCTCCTTCCTGTCCTGGGCGGACAGGCTTTTTAATTGTTCTTTCAAGTCCATAACTAAAAAATTAAATGGTTATTACTGTTGTTTATTCTCACGTTTGCGGCGGATGGCGCGCAGCTTCACCTGCAACGTGTCCAACGCCTCACAGTCAAGTTCACGGAACTCCATACCAGCGATACGGCTGTCCAGGCAGAAAGCGTTCACCTTGTCCCAGTCGGCCGTATTGATGCCCAGCAGCTGCATCTGGTGCAGTACCGCGGAACGCTTCTGACGGAGAATCTTCCGGAGCTCCTCACGGTAAGTGGGCGGCACCAGCTTGCGCATCCCGGCCACGGCAGCGCTGTATTCCTTCAGCGTCATCTCGCGCAGGCTCGTGGTGCGGCCGTCCGTGTACTGGGAAACGATGCTTTCCTTCAGTGCCTCACGATCCGATGTCGGAAGGCGGTTCAAAAGGCTGTAAAACGCTGAGTAATTCTCGGGCTTGTTTAGCCGTTTACGGGTGTTGATGTCTATCTGCATGGTGATGCTGTTCTTTTATTGCTTATTTTAAGGTCATTGATTTCCTTAATCACTCTCTTTACTCTGATAGTACACAAATAATCAAGAAGATGCTCTTTTTCATTTTTTGTACACTTATACTGGTTGAAAAATTCAAGTATGCCCATTCTATTCAGATTTTCATTAACTCAAACTATTCATACCACATCAGCACAACTCTATGATTTCACCCACGGCAGAGCGTAGAAGAGTACGCAAAACCGAAGGGTTTCCGCTATCATAGATGACTTCCACACAACACTCATGGCGTGCGTTACGTGACACAACCAGCTCGCAAGTCATATTCTCACAGAGCCATTTTTCCACTACTTTACGGACACCAACTGCGGTGACCACAATTACCATTTTTTTACTCATAATATTGACCGTGCTGTATGTTATTCAACTCTTATTCTCCCGGTGTACTGGTTTCCCCGAAACTTCATCCCCTTGGTGAAGCCGCCCGGATATCCCAGTTCCTTGCTTCTCGCGTTTGCCAGCAACAAATGTTCCCGGCTAAGGGAGGCTACAAAACCTTTGTCCTTTTCCAGTCCCATCTCTCGGGCCTTCCGGGTGACGCTGCGTTCGGAAACACCGAGCATTTCAGCCAGCTCCCGGTTGAGGGTATTGTGATAGTGACGACGCATGATGGAAAGCATATTACCGTTCCAAAAGATACGGGTGGAATATCCCTTATGCTCGACGAGCCGTCCCAGTGTCCGGTGCATGAAAGTACCGTCAGCAACCTTCCGGTGCTTGCGGTACTGTTCACGCTTGTACGCCAGCACACATTCATGACACCAGGAACTCCGTCCCCCATTCTTCAACGGATAGAACTCACGCATCCACAACTTTCGGCCGCAATGCGGACAGACACGTTTACGTTTCTGCTTGTTGTTATTTTCACTCATAGCTGTTTATGCTGCATTCATCAGTTCATATTCAAATTTTCACCGAACGAAATAGTATTAATGTCAGCCTTTCTCGTGTAGGCCTGCATAAGTCCCACGGAAAGCAGCATATAGACATTCTTATTCGCTTTGACAACCCCGGAAATAGAGCCGACAATATGTTCAGTCTTGCCGGTAATGATTGAGCCGGCTATCTGCTCAAGCCCGTCTGGATGGTCCTCACTGGCCGCAACGCTCATAAAGGCACTAAGATCGTTTTCCTTACAAAAGTTATCCACGTATTGGCAGAGTTCCTTTACTGCCTCTTTCTGTTTTTCTGTAATCATTTTAGTAAAATTTTAATCATTAATAATTATATGTTATTTCTCAAGAATATAGTCGCACTCAAGAACTTTGACACCACCGTAAAATGTCACTTTGGACGTATCAGTGATACCAAAATGTTCTTTATCCGCGAAAATCATATTTTTCACACCGGACTTCATTTGCCGGACAACGTCCTTAGCCCTTTTATCAGTCCAGCTATGAGCGGCAAAACCCGCTTTGAACTGGTAAGTGGTCGTTATGGCACCGTTCTGGATTCTGGTGGAAACGGTAACTGTACCCACACAATTTTCTATTGTTCTCTTCTTTCCCATGATGATTATTTATTTGTTGGTTTCCAATCCACTGTTATGATCGCATCCAGTTCACCGCTGCCTTCACAGACCGGGCAGGGCACCTGCACGTCCTCGCGGCTGCCCTCCTCCGTTCCCCAGAACCAGCCGTTGCCCTGGCAATAACCGCACTTGTGGCCGATACTGACGAAGTTCTCACGGTTAGGCCCCTTACACATATAGGCGGGAGGACAAATCTCCAGCTGTTTCTTTATCCTGCTCATGCCTGGCCTCCTTTCTGTTTCGGTCCCGCCACATTCCAATAGTCATAGGCGCCCTTCTCCCAGATTGTGTATTCACCAGTGGCCCCCTGATAACGTCCCTTACTGAAGGCGACGTAGCCCTCCACCCATATCTTCAGGTCGGCATCATACATCACGCTCGTGGCCGCATCACCTTTAGGATTCTTGCCACGGGCATGGCTGATGAAAACAAACAGCTTGTCCGGAAACTCCTCCTTCAGCTGGATATAGTCACGATACGTCATCTGTGTGTATTGGAAGCTGTCAATGATCACGATGTTGAAACTCTTATGACGCCGGAGCCTGATCTTCAAGGTGGGGATGTCCTCCTTGATGAACGCCAAATGGCGGCTTACCTCGGCCATACCAAAGCGCCGCAGGTTATTTTGGACTGTCAGAGAAGTGCCTTCCTCCAGGGAGTTGAACGCCACACGGTCATACTTGCAAAGTTCCTTGCAGAGCTGCATCACGAAAGAGGTCTTGCCGTTACCACTGTTGCCCCACACGAACCAGCAGCCCCGGACTTCCGGAGTGTCGAAGGCATCCTTCCATTTCCCCTCAAAAGGGAATACGTCATACTTCTTGTTCAGAATGTCCCTGACATTCAAGGCACGTCTCATGCCCGCTTTTTTATTATCCTTTTTCTCTTCTTCCATGGTCAGAACAGTTTTAGTTGTCGGATATTGTCTATTTGATCAAGCACGGCCTGCCGTGCGGCACCCCGCAGTTTCTCGTGGCAGAGCATCCTGCCGAGTGCCCACAGAAGGGCATTCTCACGGGTGGCAAACTGTCCCCATTTACGTCCCGGGTTGAAACCGCCACCGGAACCGCCCACCTCCATGTGAACGCCGGCAACCCACCAGCCGTCCTGCTGTCCAACAAGGGCGTCCAGGTAGTCGCGACCATTCCGGTAAACGGTCACCGTCTCGTATTCCCTCAAGACTGGGTAATCGCTCCAGGGAGCAGGAAGCTGCTCGCGACCGTCGATCTTTAAGTATTCAAATTTGTTTTCCATATCCTTAAAATTACGTTTGAACGGTATTTGAACGGGAGTCATTCCCCCACCATGCGTTTCACCTTGTGAATGGACTTCCTCACACGCCGCAAATCAAAGTCACATGTCGAAGCCTCCTTTATCACCTTATCGATGTCTTTTTTGTCAGTCACGCCGTTGGCGGAACAGATCGCGAACACGTCGTTCACGTCTGTAGGCTCCAGCTCATAAAATTTCCGTCCGATACGGCTGTAGAACTCCTTGTAACCGGGCTTCTGGTACCGCAGACCATTGCTGATGCGTTTGGCAATATAATCGGTACTCAAAAACACGACGCCACATTTCTCCTCCAGTTTGTTGTACAGGCTGATGAAGTAGTGGAACACCGGTTCGGTCAGCTTGTCCGCCTCGTCGAACACCAGCAGGGGCGCGTCCATCTGGATGATATCATCCAAAATAAGTCCCCACACCTCACGGATATTATACCCTTCAGTCCGGATCCCGACCGTGCGGGCTATCTCGCGGACAAAGTCACCTTTCTTCATGTCCTCGGAGCAGAGAATATAGAAAACCTCCTTATGCTCATGAAGGTAAACACGGGCGGTGGTACTCTTGCCACAACCAGCCTCACCGGTCACCCATGTGACATTGCGCCAGCGCTGCGCATCGGAGAGCACAGCCGTGATCTCCTGGTAAGCGCCAGTCTCCACGATCTGCCAACCGGTAGCGCTTACACCACCGACCTGCGAGGCGACATTACGGAACATCTCGTCACTGATATTCTCATAACGCCCGTTCAGGATATTGCTCACAGTACCCACACTGACTCCCTTCAGACTACCCGCGGCCTTCGTCTGGCTCGGATACTTCGCCACGTAAGCCCGGAGGCTCTCACTGATGGCGTTCTTCTCTTTCATTGTAATTTCCATAATCAATATTTTTTATCTTGTTATAAATCTGTTCCTTATAATTTCCCGACCACCTTGCGGATGCTCACTTCCTTCTTCTCAAAGCTGTCCCATGTCACGTTGCTGATGACTTTCATGTCACGGCCTATGGAAGGACGGGGCGGCTGGCTGTATTTTCTCGTGCGGCGGTCAATCTGGCGTTGCGCCTCCTTTCCGAGACCTTTCAGGTCAGGAGTACGCAAACCGTTCTGTTCCGGTGCGACACCATGCTCATACTCGATATCTTTGGCGACGACCTGACGGTTTATACGCTCATTGACGACGGCCTCCTGCTGGGTGCGGATGAAACGTTTTTCGGCTTCCGTCTGCTCCTGCTGGGCACGGTGGATCATCAGCGGGAACGAGGCCACACACTCGAAACGCATCGCACCGCCCTTGTCCTTGTAAAGCAACCGTACGCTGCTCATGTCATAGGGATCGTACTGGACATAGAACTTCTTGTAGGTATTACGCCGGCGCCATTCCAGGTCAGGCTCACCGGGAGCGGAGAAAACCTCGTAAGGGTATTTCTTTCCCTGTACCGTGATCTCGATACCGCTGGCGGTGAACAGCGACGGTTTATCGGTTGTGTACCAGAACATCTCCACCATATCAGGAACGCTGACCGGATCGGTGGCCTCGTTCACGCTGGTATTGTACATCTCAATACGGGGGATGCCAGTAGCCGGGTGCTTCATTGAGTTCCACTGCTCACGGGCGGCGGCATACTGTTCCTTCAGTTCCTCCAATGTGGGAAGGGAGTCGATGTTCGCGTTGATGAATTCCAAATTCGGACGGCTTGTATCTCTCTTTGCCGTAATATTCTGCCCGGTGAAACCGAAACGTTTCTTCAATACCTGGCTCTGGAAGCGGTAAAAGATGTTCTCGATCGTCTTAGATTCGCCATTATACGGAGCTGTCGGGCGGTGGATACGGCTGATCTTCGAGAAAAGACCCAGCGCCGCGTTCTTCTTATGACCGCCCTGGTTGTCGCACACGATCTCGTAGGGTTTGTGCCGGCTCGTCTGGATAGCCATGCGGAAAGCATGGTACTGGGCGATATAGTCCTCGTTGTCGCTGATGTAATAGCCAAGAAGCACCTCGCTGTAGGCGTCCACCACCTCGTACACGCTTGTAGTGCACTTGTTTCCGTTCTCATCACGGTAGTAGAGGTTCAGCTTCGTGCCGTCGCCATACCAGAGGCTGTCACGACGGCCCGGAAGGATGGTCCGGTGCTTGCGGTCATAACGCTGGTGCGCCTTCATTTCCCCATAGACCGCATCATACCACAGAGGTTCGACACGTGGGCTGTTGAACCATTCGCGGAGGCTACGGGGACTCTTCAGAGGCTTCCAGCCACGTTCCGGAGCGACACGGTTGTACTCCTCGAAGATCTCCATGTCAGTATAAACCGGAACGCGGCTGCGTTTCAATGCTACAAGGTAACGCCCGCCGTCCTCCTCGATCTTCAGCGTGTTGCTGTTGCCGTATTTACCGCTCACAAGCACACCGTAGTTGTCGGGACGGAACTTGTTTATCAGGGCTTTCAAACGCCCCACACTGCCCGGAAGGCTGTGCCCGTACACCGGACGCCATTCCTCACTCGTGACAAGCAGAAGCTCCCAAAGGTTACGGCGGAAACCGGTCAGCTTGTTATTGGATGAACTCAAGCGTTTGAACTCTTCCATCAGCGCGTTCAGTACCGAGGCATTCCAAGTGTATTCCTTCTTCACATCTACGGGAAGAGCGACCATCTCACCGTTCTTGTCGTAGCGGTACTCCTCAAAAAAGCGTTCGGCCTTCTCGTCTTTCTTCACTATGTTACGAATCATTTCCTGTCTCATTTGTTTCTCGGGTTCGCCATGACGCTCAACCCAACGTTTCTTGTATTTCTCGGGAAGGGATGAAGGTATATGGCCGCCTTCACCACCGCCACGGGAAACGACGTCAAGTTTATCCCGGGACAACTGGCTGTTCAAAGTACCTTTGGGCATTATATCCAGTAACTCCGTGTAAGTTACACACAATATATTATCAAAGTATTCCATCTCCCGTTCTGTTATTAGTCCTCCAAATCATTCAAAGGGACTTGCCTCTTCATCAGCCGCGCCGAAGCCCCGAAGTTCAGCACCACGAGAAGCTCCAGCAGCGGGTGGTCAAAGACCAGGGAAAGCAGGATCCCGAAACTCAGACAGAAGTAAAGCACGCAAAGACGCTGCTTCCAGTTCAAGTGTATAAACCAGCGCAGCTGGTCACCGAACAATGCTATCAACTCATTTTTCATCGCTTTCCTTCTTCTGAGGGTTACCACCTACCTTGGTTCCACCGCGCTCGATAGCGAGCTTGCGGATGGAACGGGCCAACTTGCTGTTCTTGCGGAATGCAAGGGAGTGGGAAACCATTTCCCGGGAACAACCCAGTAAACCGGCTATTTTACCCACCTCGCTGTATTCTACGACTATTCTCTCTTTCATAATTCGCTGATAAGTTAAATTATTGTAGCGGGCGGTCACGGACTCGAACCGCGGACCATAGCCTCTCCCTTGCGGGAATTTGGCGTGTTCTACCAACTGAACTAACCGCCCCGGAAATCTATCGGAGTTCTTGTATGGCATCCTCCGGAACACATATCACAGTCCAAACCTGGCCATCTTTCATATAATCGACATTATATTCCCGCACGAACGTACAAATGTTATAGTCCCAGTCGCGGATTACACCATCAATGACTTCACCGTTCCTCTTGGTGATTCTCACACTTTGTCCCTTTTTAAATTTTGCTTCCAT